ATGAATACAAAAGACAACATGATAACAGACATTAGTGCTGAACTCGAAAAAGAATTTGGAGTACCAGGTACTCCCGAACGTGCCAAGTTCGATGAAGAAGCATACGCTTTCTATACAGGGCAAATATTATTAGAGGCAAGACGGGAAGCAAAAGTAACTCAATCGGAACTTGCCAAAAGGATAAACGCTACTAAATCGTATATTTCTCGTATTGAGAACGGTTCTATCAATCCAAGTGTAGGTACATTCTATCGGATAATGAATGCGCTTGGGTTAAGGGTTGAAATTGTTAAACCTCTTATGTAATAAAAAAGAAGGTGTGTCGAAACTATCCTGTTCCCGCGCCCCTCGCAGGATCGCATTAAAACCGGCCCTATAAAAATCTGATTGATAAGGTCTGTCCTTTTGCAGCCCCGCATCAAGTGCGGGGACAAGGAGATTTTGACATACCCTCTTTAAAATATGTCTCAAAAGAGAACTTGCGTAAACAAATGCCTTATGCAAAGGTTACAGACTTGCAAGCCATTTTTTTCAGACTTAGTATTAAGCCAAATGGCTATACCTGCCGCAATAATCGCTCCTACCAAAAAAAACATAATTATGAAATCCATATCACAGACTTTCCAGCCACTTTTTACCGAACTTAGTATTTAACCAGATTGCTATGGCAGATCCTACCACTGCCATTATGCAGAATAATCCTATTAATGCGCCCATATCTTTTTACTTTATTATTTTATGCAAATATGTAAGTCGCATTTGCTCCAGTTACAAAACAGCAACAGCTTTGCGTATGTTATCCAATATCACGGACAGCTTACTATCACGCCGAGCGGTCTGCATATCGTAATTGGATTGCATATTCACCCATATGTAAGCAGGTATTCCGGTTGCCGCCTCAATCTTCAATGCGTATTCGGTGGTTATCGGGCGTTTGCCGTTTATCACCTCGTTAAGCACGGAATAAGAAACACCAATTACAGCCGCAAATTTCCTTTGCGACATTCCACGTGATTCTAACTCGTCTTTCAGTATTTCTCCCGGATGTATCGGGGTGGACGGTTGTAGCTCGTGCGGTGCGTAAGTTTTTTTTGTTTCCATATCCACAACTATTTGTAATGATTACTAATATCCAGCAAACGGCAGACTGTTACTATTTGCTCGTTCATAACATCCCTAACGGTAAATTCAAGTCGGTATTGCCGATTTATCCGCACGGATGAAATACCTTTCTTATCCCCTTTCAAAACCTCGTAATTGAGTGCATTGTTTCGGAACAAGTCGGTAATGGTATTTGCGGAAGAAAGCACGAAAACTGCCTTTTGATAACCCCTTATCACTTCTGGCTGGTAGCGGTGCTTTTTGTCGTTCGTTCTACCTTCTGTATAGAGTTCACGCAAATAGTCCTTGTCAAATTCAATAATCATATCTTTCCGTTCCTTTGTGCAAAGTTACCTTTTTTGCAAATATTCGCAAATTATCGAACACTTTATTTACACTCAGGGGCTATAATCTGGATTTCCCCATCGCTAAGCATCTAAACTTGGTGATGGGGGATTCTCTCTATTTTTTATAGCACAGTTTACAAGCTCGTTTACCTTGTTGTTTAGCCGTTTCCAAAGAAACCAACTTAACTTCCCCTTTACAATTATCCAGTCCTTTGCAGTTCTTGTTGGAATGGTACACTTTAGCGTATCTACCAGTGCAAATATATACATTTGCTACTTGAGCGGCTCCAGTCAAGGACACCAATAAAGTTACTACTAAAAGTAACTTTAATGTCTGTTTAATTTTTGTGTTCATATGAATTTATTCAAGATTTGTTAAATGATTCATCTATAATATTTTGCATATAAGGTGTAATTGTGGTTTGGTCCTATTTATAACTCATCTTGTTCTTTTTGAAACTGTTTATCTGATAGGTTCTTATCATAATATGATAATGTAACATAATAGAACATTTTTCCCCTTGATTCACCATATTCCCAGTATAATATTATGCCCGTTCTGTCATCTTCAAATATTATAATATCAGTATCTTCTTTTAGTACATACATGTCGTATTTTAATGTTAACGCATTTTTTATCGTATTAAATTTGTCAATGGCTTGATCTTTATTAATATGTCCAGATGAATATACTACAGATTTCCATAAATCGTTATAAAAAGATAGAGTAGCATTGTCAAAGTTGAAACCTCCAATACGAACATTATCATACATAACAATACTTTGATCTTCTTCCAATACATTGTGTTTTTCTTTTTCTAAATGCCATCTCACTATTTTGTAACTTGTGTGAAAGGTTAATCCGTAAAATGTTCTATTTATTTCTTTTGCAAAAGAAATAAATATACATACAAATAGAATAGAAATAATAACTAAGATTTTTCTCATGTCGTTTATATTTAGTTTGTTTTTCCAAAAAATTTATCTTTACTTATTGTAGGCATAGATAGATTACCATTTCTAACCTGATAAAGAGTTACTGTATAATTGGGAATAGACGTACCAGATTCGTCCTCTTTCAGATACATATCAAAATAATCGTTTTCCCCTGTTTCGCTAAAAGAAACATCTGTTTCGAATCCCCCTATAATGTCATTGGGCATTGTTAGATTAGGATTCCAGTCATTTCCATAAAAACATTTCATTTTGTAAATTCCTTGAGGTATATTGCGAATCTTAAAATTAACTCCTGCTTGGATATAAGTATTTCTTGCGCAAGTATTACTTAGAATATTGTATAAAAGAACAACGACATCGCTTTTTGAACCATTTTTTATTAAGATATAATTATCAATGCTTTTATCATATTTGTTTTTTCCAATATAAGCACTGTATGGAGATGCTCCATTTTTTAATTGATTACCTTTGTAATAGGATTCTTCTCTTGGAGCAACGACCTCTTCGGCAATTAATTTGTCGCTTTCTGCATCGATATTTTTATCCATTGAATGATTTGATTCTTCATATTCATTTAATATCCAAATTAAAATCAATATGCCACATACTGTTAAAAATGATTTTGCAAGTATCGTTAAACATCCTACACCCGCTTGATGATATGCAGATTGACGTTGTTTATCTTTATTAGTAGACGTTTTTGAGCTACTGTTTGCCTGTCTTGATTCTCGATATTGATGCGTTACATTATTATACTCATTTTCTTTATTTTGTTGTCCCCGCATATTATCATTATTAGACTGATGCATCAATCGATATAGGCGCATATCATATTCCATCCTCTTTTGAGGATCGGAAAGAGTATTATATGCATTTTGTATCTTTAAATACATCTCAGAGTTGCCACCTGTAACATCTGGATGGTATATCAAAGATAATTTTCTATACGACGCTTTTATTTCTTCAAGGGTAGCATTGTCTTTTACCCCTAATACATTGTATAGAGTAATCATTTTAAAAAAAAACTTTTCACTTTATCTTTTCTCTTGTTTTAAAATCAATCACTATGCAATCTCGGTCTCCGATTGGCGATCATTCTTTCTTTTTAAGCCAACCATCTCTCGGAGTACAGCATTTTCGGCACGGAGAGATATTATCTCTTCATCCAATAATTCCACAGGCAAAGGAGAGGAATCGCCTAATAGCATTTCGCCTTTACCTCGGAGAAGCCATTCGGCAGAAAGATTAGGGAAGTAATGCAAAAACGCTTCAATTGTGTGTGCAGACAATTGAACATCTCCTTTAATTTGCCTATTGAGCGTAGTTTGAACTATACCAAGCTCTTTACTTAAAAAGGTAATAGAACAACCATTGTTATAAATTACCTTATTAATTCTCTCTAACACTGAATTTTCCATAAGAATATTATTTAGAATATTTCTAAATAAGCATATTTGCATTATTTTTCGTACACAATTCGTTGCAATAATGCAAATATGCCTTATATTTGCGTTGTGATACTACTCTAACAAGTATCACAACGCAACAAAAAAGTTTAATATACAAAAATAATATACATTATGTTAGCGACAAAGCAAAAGCGGAGAAAAAAGACAGTCATTGACGGAATAGTAATGCGCCCTGTCTGGACTGAAACATTTAAGAATTTCAAGGTTGGTGAATCAAAGACATTCTACCGACCGGACCTAACCACAACCCAGGCCCGTGTCATAGCTGCAAGGCTGAACACTTCCACAAACATGAAATTTTCTGTCTCTACTGGAGAATTGGAAGAATACTGTATTGTAAAACGGGAGGCGTGAGTTATTGTCTCTCAGATGATAACAATTACAAAGTTAAGCAATCCCAGCAGAGGGTAGTGCCTCCGCTGGGAACAAAAAAACAAACAACCCTATGAACGCAGAAATAACATTCTTCGAGAAATCGGTCACCTACGACAAGTTTGTGACGGATATAGCCGCCCGTCTCGCTTCATTCATGAAAGAGGACAAAGACGATCCGGAATATATCTCACAGCGGAGAGCGGAAAGAATATACGGACAGGCAAACGTACTCCGCTGGAGAAGATCAGGAGCTATCAAACCAATAATAAGACCGGGTAAGATAGAATATCCAACGGCCCAACTGAAAGAGTTAAGCCGTGTAGACGAGATATTCATCAGATGGCAATTGAGCAAAAAGAAAAAATAAACCAACCGTCGGAGTTTTCCGATATCCGCTCCTTTAGCTCAGACAGGTCAGAGCAGATCACTCATAATGATAAGGTCGCCGGTTCAAGTCCGGCAGGGAGCACCGATATAGACGTTCTTTAACATTGTGGATTAAATCCTGCCTTCCAGTAAATAGGCTTTTGCTTGGGCTGGTAGACGGGTCGTTTCAATCGATCAGCAACAAACTGTATGAGGTTATCGCTTCCGGTGTTGTTTAACCGGTGTTGTCGATGTGAGGTTGTGACGCGTAACGTTCATCTTTCAGATGATCCCTTTCGGTGTTACTCGGTCATGGAGTTGGTCAACCGTCGTTACGAATAAGATATATCCCGGACATGAAGGCGCTACGCTGCTGATTGGATCGGCCTCCGGGAACGAATTAAAAAACGTGATTATGAAAGTACTTATTCAAAAAGAAGTAAAGACAAAACGCTTACGTGAAGTAAGAATCGGGGAAACCTTTAAAAAAGAAATGCACATTGCAGAACAGGTAACAACCCTTTATATCATAGGAATCCCCGTTTTCCGGAAGAAAGAATTATTCAGCGATTAATTCCCTGATCTGATCAAGACTTTGATCTACATACAAAACAGCAGTAGCATCCGATCTTGAATAGGCAAAATGCACAACAGAACCAGACAAGTCGCTTCTTTCGACATAAGAAATAGAATTAACATTCACGATAAATTTGTCTTTCCCAGAATTTAGTTCAATAAACTTGCTCATTTTCTTAATTTTTTTGATTTGACACTACAAAGTTAAGAAAACCCGGTACAAAGGCGCGAAGCTGTCGATCGGATCGGCTGCCGGGGACAAATTTTTACTCAACTAATTCTTTAATTTTTATTGTTTACAGCTAACGAAGTTGGCAAAACCAACTTATCCGTATCCTCTTGCGACAAGCCGATACGGTTTCTTTTTTGACTCTTTTTATTTCCATACTATATAACTCGTGGCAATCCCTATCCGGGTATCCTTGCGGTGGTTGGTTAAGAAGACCGTATTGCCACATAACAAACATTGATATGAAAGAAATATTTATTCCGCCTTAGAGATGGTTGGGCGGCCAAATAAACAAGGTGAAAATTTTAATTATATCAACGTGTCTCGCCTAAAAAGCTCACCTGGGTTTACACGCGGATCGAGTCCGCGATTGGCCTCAGTTATTTTTTATTGGTTTAGAATAAGTAGTAATATCGCCGTATCGGCCTGTGACAGGTAGATACGGTTTCCTTTTTGAAACAAATTTAAAAATCAACGATATGGAAACAGAAAACAAAATCATCTTTGTGATGGCCTTGCTTATGGCAATAGGCAGTGGTGTCGGGATGTTCTACAACTATTCCCTTGTTCTCTTCTTTGCATGTAGCCTTTCCTTATTATATGCAATACATAAGGAGGAACGGAAATGAAGGAGATCTACATCAAGAACCCGGACGGCGATCTTTGCTACGACGGAGAAGAAACCAATGATCCAGAATTCGACGAAATGTTAGAAGATTGGAGGTTTGAAATGAACACGTACAACTATTAAAACATAGCAAATGAAAACAAAAGAAGACTTGCAGGCGATGAGCCACGGAGAGCTCGTTGAATACGCATTGGAAGCACAGAATAACATAATTATTGCATGTGACTATCAAAGAAAATGCATAAGGCTGGAGGAGATCCTTTCCGCCATCGGCATCGTATATGAGGCTTACAAAAACGAACAACATTAAAACAGTATAATAATGGAACAACAGATTCAAACAACAGAACTGCAGATTACCCAGGCAAAACAAGCTGCCGAATTTGCACTTACTCCGGTCGGACAGATAGTGAAACAGTTCGAGGTCATGCAACGCATGGCAAAGATGTACACGGAAAGCACAATCGTACCAGAAACCTATAAAGGCAATGTTGGCAACTGTGTGATTGCGATTGATATGGCAACACGTATGGGCGTGAATTCGCTGATGGTCATGCAAAACCTTTACATTGTCAAGGGCAACCCCTCATGGTCGAGCAAATTCCTTATTGCTACCATCAACATGAGTGGTAAATATTCATCCCTACGATACCGAAAACGAAGTCTCGGTAAGGTCGGAAAGATCAAATATAACGAAACGGTTTGGGATAATGTTGCTAAGCGTAATACCATAGTGGTAAAAGAGTTTGACGGTACAGATGTTGACAACATTGAATGTATTGCCTACGCAACTGAACTTTCTACAGGGGAGACACTTGAATCCGATCCTATAACGATTGAAACGGCAATTAAGGAAGGATGGTATACAAAAACTGGTAGCAAGTGGGTTACAATGCCAAGCCTTATGCTTACTTATCGTGCTGCTGCATTCTGGCAACGTATGTACTGTCCTGAAATCAGCATGGGATTCTTGACTAAAGAAGAAGCTGACGACATACAGGATGTCGAATATGAAGAAATCAAGCCCAAAAACAAGCTGGCCGATCTGGCAAGCAAAGCAGCCGTCCAAAAAAAAATGGAAGAACAGCAACCATACCCGGCTGAAAAAGCAGAGACGGATAGTAAACAACCCTCACAAAAAACCCTGTTATGATTGATAATGCAGCACAGCATACGATAGCTTGGTTCCGCGCCCGTCATGGGAATATCACAGGCAGCAATGTCGGCTTACTAATGAAAAGCGGGCGCACGGACATCTTTTCTGAAACGGGGAAAAGCTACATATATCAAATAGCATCAGAAAGGGCAATGAATCCGGCTATCGTTAATGACGATAGCCAGTTTGCCGAATATCTCAAGCAAACGGAAGTGACCAGCAAGGCGATACGATGGGGCAACGAACAAGAGGCGGATGCTCGCAACCTGTATGCCGAAATATCCGGTCTGCATATTGTGGAGGTCGGTTCGTGCAAACATCCTACCATTCCACATTTTGCCAGCAGTCCAGACGGTTTTTACTACGACGAGAACACCGGCATAAAGTCCTGTCTGGAAATAAAATGTCCCAACCAGGCAACATTCATGCGTTACAAGAACGAGATTTATGACAACGCATCCCTATTAAGCGTAAAATATGAATACTTCTACCAGTGCATGGCACACATGATGTGTACAGGGGCGAAAGAGGTATATTTCATTGCCTATAATCCATACCAATCCGATCCGATACACATCGTCCGTATCCTGCCGGATGAAAAAATATTCGCGGAGATGGATAGGCGTATACGCCTTGCTAACGATATGATAGATAAAATAATTAATTAAACCCAATATGAAAACACAGCAGTTAATAACAATAAAAGAAAGCGATCTTGAACTGATCGTTAGTGAAAAAACATTAGGTAGCCTTACTACTAATGCGATCCAAATCAGAGACATGGTAAAATCAACTCTTCCCATGTACGATATATCTAACTATAACGATGACAATATCGACCAAGCGAAGAGAGATAAAGCTGCTCTCAACAAGGCGGCCAAACTTCTCAACTCAAAACGTCTTGAAATCGAAAAGGAATTTATGAAACCTTTCGGAGAGTTCAAGGAAGTTGTGGCTGAAACCGTAAAATTGATTGGCGAATGCTCTGCCAAGATTGACACGGTAGTCAAGCAGAACGAGCAGCAGTATAAAGACAAGAAACTTGCCGTTATCCGTTCCTATTTCGACGATGGAAATACGAATCTGATCGACTTTCGGAAAATCTTCAAGCAGGAATGGCTTAACAAGTCCACAAGCATGAAAGCGGTACAAGCAGACATTGAAACGGTTTTCGCTAAGGTTGACGAAGATCTTGAAACGCTTAAAGGCTTTGGCGGTGATGATTTTGACGTACTTCGCACATACTATATGGACACGATGAACATTGGCAATACCATCCAGTATGCTAATCGTCTGAAGGAACAACGCGAACGTGCCCAAGCAGCAGAAGAAGCACGTATCAAAGCTGAACAGGAACGAAAAGAACAGGAAGAAGCACGTAAGAAAGTAGAAGCAGAACAACCCAAAGTTAGCCAACCCAATCCTTTTAATACGGCTAATCAAAGGATGAATGGGCAACCTTCTTTTATGGATCAGCCTAAAGAACAGCCTGTGCCGGCACAGCCGGAACTTCTAACTCGTGCCTTCAAGGTCACAACAACCCGTGAAAATATTATCGCTCTCGGCAACTTCATGAACGAACACGGCATTGACTTCGATAAGATAGAGGTTCCATGACTTGAGGATGAAGACAGGATAAGTAAAACAGACGTTAAAACAATCATAGGTCTGCTCAGTCGGTCGCAAGTACTAATAGACGCCAACTGCTCTAAGCCGGTCGATCTGGATGTAGCCCGCAGATACAGGAAGATGGCCCGTAAATTAGAAAGGAACTTGAAATGAATGATTACGAATACATCCCAGACTGGAAAGTCTGGGGATAGTCAATAGTGTGTTTTGCATGGTATTAGTTTAGGTTAGTTTCCCCTTGCCGTCCGTGAGGATATGCAGGGGAGTTTTGGGACGAAAGGAAGTGATCACATAAGCCATGCGTCAGAGCGGTTCGATTCCGCTCCGTCCCGCAAATAAGTTGAACGAATTAAAAGAAATAGAGTATGATGCACAATTGGTTTGAATGTAAAGTCTCCTATGAAAAGATAATGGAGGACGGAAAGCAAAAGAAAGTGACGGAGCCCTATTTGGTCGACGCCTTGTCGTTTACAGAAGCAGAGGCACGTATCATTGAAGAATTAACCCCTTTTATCAGCGGTGAGTTTGTGATAAAAGACATCAAGCGGGCAAAGTTGTCCGAGATATTCTTCAACGAAAATGGCGACCGCTTCTATAAGATCAAAGTCTACTTCATTACGATCGACGAGAAAAGCGGATCTGAAAAGAAAACATCTGCACAGATGCTGACACAAGCCTCCAATTTGAAAGAAGCTATCGAAGTGCTGGAAAAAGGAATGAAGGGTACTTTGGCCAATTACGAAATCGCTTCTGTCACCGAAACCGCACTCATGGATATATTCCCGTATGATGCCGAAGATGACAAAAATACGGATAAAACAGCCGACGCCAACAATCCATCTGTCCGCAAATTCTTCCAGTCCCTACCTGAAGGATGTAAGACGGAAATCACCGTATCGGGAAAGAAGATCATCGTAGACAAGACCGGACGTGACACGGTTGTAACACCGATGGATGAAGGATGAGAAAGGAAACAGTTCGATGGATTTTGGATACGACATACCGGACTATGAACCGGATGAATACGATAATTACGATTACGAATGAGACATATAGAAGATCAATTACAAAAGTCAATAGTCAGATGGTTCGATTTGCAATATGCGAACCTCAGACACTTGCTGATACACGTTCCTAACGGAGGCTATCGCAATGCAGTCGAGGCGGCGAAGTTTAAACAAATGGGTGTCAGAGCCGGGGTCCCGGACCTCATTTTGCTATATCCAAATAAAGAACACCCGTTTATGGGGATCGAGTTGAAGGCCGGCAAAAACAGGCAATCCGTACACCAGAAGGAATACGAAGCTGAGTTTGGTCGGATCGGCGCCAAATATGTCGTTGTCCGTTCGATCGGCGAATTCATGAAAGTTGTGAATGAGTACTTAAACAACGTATGACGATGGAGAAAGAGATAAAAGAAATAAGCGATTATCTAAACACCACCTGCTCGAACAATCCGGCGGAAATACAAGAGCGCATATCCGTCATCATGGTCTACATGATGCGTACCGGCGAAATGCTCGCAGAGGCAAAAAAAATACTCCGGAAGAAAAAGTCTGACGAGATACAGAACATGATCATCCGGATAGCGAAAGAAAATTGCCTGTCGGCCAAAGTGCAGAATGCCTTACTGGATAGCATCGCGGAAGACGAATGCTATCTGGTCGACCGATTGGACCGACTCAATGCTTCTTGCACGCATCAACTGGATTCACTTCGAAGCCTGCTTAGTTACGAGAAGGAATCGCTTAGACTCAATAAGACAGGATATTGATAAAGTGGAGAAGAATTTATGATATGGCAACAAGGAAAGAGTTGACAAGCTACTTTCCCCATGACAGCAATGCAAGAAACTCTGACAAACTTATACGACTTAGAATGCGGCATAAAGCTGCCGGTTACGGTGTTTACTTTATGATCCTTGAAAGATTAAGGGAAGAACCGGAATACACGAGTGTCAAAGATTATAACATGATAGCCTTTGACCTTCGTGAAGACGCTTCCCTGATAAAATCAGTCGTTGAAGATTTTGGGTTATTTGTCTTTACCGATGACGGTAAGTACTTCTACTCCGAAAGTTTCAAACAAAGAATGGAGATTAAAGACGAACAAAGTAGAAAAAAAGCTGAAGCTGGAAAGAAAGGTCTTGAAAAAAGGTGGGGAAATAGCAAAAATATAGCAAATGCTATCGAAAATGATAGCAAAGCTATAGCAAATGCTACGGGAAATGATAGCAATAAAAGAAAAGAAAAGGAAAGTAAAGAAAAAGAAAGTAAAGAAAAGTATCCTCCCCCTCTATCCCCCACAGGGGGAAATGGAGGATGCGGAAATAATCTTTTTTCTAAAGATTCCAATACAGATGGGATAGAAAGAAACTTCGAAGGATTGACCAACAGGCTGAACAGATTATTTATCCCTCCAGACGAGTTCAACATCATTTGCCAATTGTCGAACAATGGAGAAATAGGGCATCCCATTTGGACCATAATCCAAGCTGCTGAACGAGGAGGAGCTCGGTTGCACTCTCCCGGCAAATATATTATTTCAGAACTCAAAAAAGCAATCAAGAAATGAAAATCAATGTTTTCAAAACTCAATGTAAAATAGGTTCATCTGTCAAATACAAACAGAAAACAAGAAAAGTTGTCGACATAAACCGAAGTACCAATGAGGTTTGTTTAGACCGCCGTCTGTGGGTTCGTTGTACAGAGGTTGAGTTATTAACATCGGAATAAAAAATATATGATCATGCAAAAAGACTGGAAATTAGAAGAAATAAAGCGTCTCGAAAAGGAACGCGACAGGAACTTGGCAATACACTGTAACTATGTGGCTGCCAAACATCAAAGACTGATCGACAGACTGGAAAAGGAAATCAATCAAAACACGAAACATTAATACATCTATAACTACCTAAAATTTAAAAACAATGAATGTTAACATCAAAAATTTAAACCTGTCGGTAATCATGCCAGCGATCACCAAGAGTGGCCAACCCGTATGTAACGACCGCGTACCATCTAAAGAGGACAAAGTAGAGCACGCCAGCGGACTGTATCTAATCTACGAAGACGGACATGCAGAGCCGTTTACCAGAGAGAATAGCAAAGAGAATGTGAAATACATCGGATTAAAACACAAAGACGTATCGTTTGCTATTACACTGGCGGAGCATGATAGTGTACAGTTGCTTGATGATGATAGCCTCGAAGAATCTGGGCATGAAACATATTACGAACGTGAATGTGATGCGCTGTTTGATTTTGACGGACAGAAAAATACGGAACGCCTTGTAGCCAGAAATCCAAAGTTGAAAAATCTGCTGGAAGATGGCGAATACATCCCTTCATTGGGACAACTCAACCTAATGGCGCATTACAAAGACAGCATAAACGATGCGCTTGAATACATAGGCGCAGAACCGTTAGGCTCCACATGGTATTGGTCCAGTACCGAGAGCAGCCAGACCGGCGCATGGTTCGTGTACTTCTCCAATGGCAACACGAACGGCGTCAACAAGTACCCTAGTAACAGGGTTCGGGCGGTGGCAGCATTCACTTTTAAACTTTAATCTTTTGGTGCGCTCCTTTTGGAGCGTGCCTTTAAAAATCAACATTACACAGAGAAGGCAATAAAAAAGGAATCAAGATGGGACAAGTTAAAAGTTTTAATGACATAATTGCTGATTATTTGAAACAACGAGCAGAAGAAGATACCCTGTTTGCACCAAAGTTTGCCAATCCAAATAAGAGTATTGATGAATGCTGCCGTTACATTTTAGGAGAGGCTCGTAAACGAGGAACTGCTGTTGCAATGAGTGACTCGGAGGTCTTTGGACTGGCCGTGCACTACTATGATGAAGAGGATATCAAGATAGAAAAAGTTTCTGCCGGTTGCTCTGTTTCTTCTCCTCGGAAAGTAAAACTAACAGAAGAAGAGAAGAAAATAGCCCGTGAAGTGGCTATCAAACGGTTAGCCGAAGAGCAATACCAATTGCTTAAAAAGAAGCCGGCGAAAAAGAAAGCAGATACAAATGTCCAACAAATGAGCCTGTTTTGATATGAAGCCGAGAACGAAATTGGAAAAGCTGGTGACGGAGTTAAGCGGAAAACTGCCTGCCATCACGAAGGAACAGGAAGACTGGGCCAAAAAGCATCTGTTTGACCATTTTGCCTACAAATGTAAGGATGAGCTATGGTGTTCCGAATGTGGTAAGATGTGGGTC